CTAGGTGTGAATCGAACACACCCAACAGTCGCCAGACTAGCGCCCAACCAAACCAACCAAACCAACCAAACCAACCAAACCAACCAGACCAACCAGACCAACCAGACCAACCAGACCTAGCAGACCAACCAGACCAACCAGACCAACCAGACCTAGCAGACCTAGCAGACCTAGATATCGTCGCGGCCAACCAACAGGGTCACAATCTTCTCAAGGCTAAGAGTGTCGTACTTGCCGACCATGTTGAGAACATAGGTAGCCACAGACTCATCGGTAGGCACCGAAGGAGCCTTCTCGCCCTTGGCCGCCGACTCCTGCCGATACAACATATCGACACTGCTAATTTTGCGGTCCGCAACCCAAGCAGTCACCGCGGCCACAACATCCGCAAACTTGAGCGCATCATGAATCGCAACCGACTCGGCCAGAATCAACTTCGCCAACTTTGTCGATTGTGAAACAACCGAGCGTGCCGTACGATCGTCCTCGGTAGCCGCATTCAGACCTGCCGCAACGAAAAGCGCAAAACATGACTCAACGTAACCGTCCGCATTAGTCGCACGGATCTTTGTGGCATCGCTCTTGCTAGGTGCAAGCGTGACATCGCCACGGAACACGGCGGCAACCGCCACCAGACAACGATCGACAACGCTTTTACCCGACGACTCCGCAAACTTGCCAACCAAAACTTTTTCGCTAGGAATTGTGAACTTAATCATTTTAATGTCCCTTCAGGACGTAGTGGCGAAATTGCCATTCATATTCATATTCGACCCCTAAGGTAAGGGTCGATCATCGACCCCTAAAGACCGAAGATAAACCACAAGCAGTAGCTGTTCACTAGGGCGGTTTATCCGAAGGTCGATCATGTCGGCACAGATTGTGTCGATCATGGTCGCGGCCGATAGTCCTAGATATTTACTTGGTTTTTCGTTTCTGTCCGCTTTTGGTCTGCTTGTGGTGTGGTGCTTGTATCCCGATTTTGCTAAGCCCTAGGCAGTATGTCGCACTGGTTAGGCATCGCTAGTCATTGTTTCGTCGTCGCTAGAGGACTCACATCGCAAGCTCTCAAAAGTTCGCATAGCGAAGCTTTTGTGCTTGTGGCTTATCTTCAGTTTTCAAAGGAATTCGTGACGACACGCTTGGGCCGACAAACACAGTGAAACACAACCCCCCACGTTTTGCAAGCAAAACGAGGACAGTTGTGAATTTGTTGTGAATTGACCATATTCGAACCCCACACACCCCACACACCAGACGATTCAAACACCCGCCTAGTCACTTGTGTGTGTTCGGGGTGCGGTTGTGAGGGTCGCGACATGTTTGGATGTTTATGCACTGGTGTGCATGTTTATGCACTGGTGATTGTTGTGCTAGCAATACTTGCACACAACAACAATTGTGCTAACAACCATTGTGCTAACAACTGTTGCGCTAACAATACTTGCGCTAACAATACTTGCGCTAACAACCATTGCACACCACAACCATTGCGCCAACAACAATTGCACACACAACAACCCGACCCACCCCACCCCCCGATAGGGGTACATGGCCCCCCACCCCCCCAAACAAACATAAAGATACATTGGGGCGTGTCCGATTTTTGGGGTTGTGTTATAGTTGTTGTTACAGTATTGTTACAGTGTTGTTACAGTGTTGTTACAGTATTATTACAGTGTTGTTATAGTGTTGTTTTGGTGTGTTTTGGTTGTGTTTTGGTGTGTTACAGTTGTGTTACAGTTGTGTTACAGTGTTGTTACAGTTGTGTTACGGTTGTTACGTTGTTACAGGGGGGGGCTTGTTTTTTGTTTGGCTCCACTGTCAAAATTGTGTGTGTGGTGGTGTACGGTTTGTGGTTTGTCTACGCGCGCGCACGCGCCCGTCTATAATACTATTATACTAGATACAAGAATACCAGTATGGTATTCTTGTTACTAGATTACTAGTAAAAACCATTATACTGGTAGAAACTGGTTGTGTTGATTGTGCGTGTGTCCGCACAATCATCCTTGTTGTCTGGGTTGTCTGGGTTGTCTAGAGTTCTCTGGGTTGTCTAGAGTTGGTGTACTGTTTGTGTTTGCCCCTTCGGGGCGTCTAGAACCCTCCCCCCTGTTGCGCTGGCCCCCCCTCCCATTTCTGTTGTTTGTCAGACGATCGGGTGTACGCTTTGTGGGTTTATGTTATGAAGTCATCTAACAGTGGTAAGAAAAATCCTAATGCCCATGAGCATCAGTTGCCTCAGCGGGTTCGTCCCGCTGAATCTCCTGGTCAGTGGGCTAGTGTGAAGAATATGCCTTCCAGTGTTGTTGGCACCCCTAATGGGGCCAACACTCGTGGTGCTGGGAATGCTGCTCCCAACAGCCCTGGTCAGTGGTCGTCGGTCAAGGGTACGGGCGATACTAAGGGTCGGGGTACTTCGACTGGTGATGCTGCTAAGGGTAATCCTGCTCCTAATGGGCCTGGTCAGTGGTCCTCTTTTGTTGAGGGTGTTGTTTCTCAGGGTGCTTCTCCTAAGGGTTTTGCCGACTGATTGTGGGTCGTCCTTCTGATAAATCAAAACAGGTTGCTCGACGCGAGTTGAATGATAAGCAGTTGGCTTATGTGATTTGGGCGGCTGTTCCTGAGGGGATGCGTGTTCCTTCGGATAAGAATGAGTTTGCTGATACGGTTGGTGTTGCCCGTCAAACTTTGTGGCGTTGGGAACGTGATCCGCGAGTGTTGGATGCGATCAGGTTTGTTGTTGTTCAGAATGCTGGTGATCCTGGGCGTGTGACTCAGGTGTTGGATATGGTTGCTGAGGCTGCTTTGGATCGTGCTGGTACGGTGGCGATGAAACTGAAGGCGGCTGAGGTTTGGTTGCGGGCTACTGGGGTTATGTCACAGTTTCAGCGGGGTAATAGTATTTTGGATGTTGTTGAGGAATCTGAGGGTTTCTCCGATTTTTCTGATGCCCAGTTGGAATCGTTGAAAGAGGCTGCTTTAGCTAATGCTGCTGAGATGGAATCGTTGACCAAAGCAAGGATTGCTTTGGCTAATGGTGACACTGTTTCTGACCGTTTGTTGTAATGGCGGGTGGTGGCACCACGCATGGTGCATCAGATTTCAATTCACGGGTTGCTGCCCGCAAAAAGAAAATCACTTGGTCTGTTGACCAGTTGGATATGGAGTTGTCGTGGAGGCGTTGGTTTCCGCAGAACCCTGTTGATTGGTCGCATGATTTGTCCGCCGAAGATGCGGACATTTTGTTTGCTGCTTGTGTTTCTTTTATGCAAGAAAACTTGCATATCAAAGTTCCTGGAAAAGGTCGTATCCCGTTTCAACTGCGTGAGGCGCAGTTGGAAGTGTTGTACCAGTGGATTCGTTACCGACGCACAGTTTCACTCAAAGCCCGTCAGGTCGGGTTTTCCACGTTGTCTGCCGCCTTTGTGTTGTGGCAAGGTTTCGGTTGGTCGGATCGTCTGATTGTCATGTTGTCCCGCACGGAACGTGAATCAATCAAGTTGTTGGCTAAAGTGAAATATAATTACAAGTCGTTGCCTGATTGGGTTCGTTTGCGTGGGCCACAAATTTTGGATCGCACTAAACAGGTGATGACGTTTGATAATGAGTCGGTTATTGAATCGTTGCCTTCGGCTAACGATCCTGCCCGTGGTGAGTCTGTGTTTCTGGTGGTTGTAGACGAGTGGGCGTTTCTACCAAACCCTGATGAGGCGTGGGCGTCGATTGAACCTATTACCGATATTGGTGGTCGGGTGATTGGTATCAGTACCGCTAATGGTGAGGGCAACTTTTTTCACAATTTGTGGTTGGGTTCTCAGATGGGAACTAACGGTTTTCAAGGCATTTTTCATCCGTGGTCTGCTGTTGATGGTCGTGATGATGATTGGTATGAGCAGAAGTTGGGGTTGATGCAATCTTGGCAGATTGCTCAGGAGTATCCAACTACGCCTGAGGAGGCGTTTGTTGGGTCTGGTAACCCTGTGTTCAATTTGGATGTGGTCCGAAGTTTTGTGCCCAAAACACCTGAGTGGCAAGGGCAGATTGAGGTGGGTGGTGGGAAGAAAACTTTCCAAATGTTTGAGGGTGATACCAGTTCACCGTTTATGGTTTGGGATACACCAAATGATGTTGACAAATGGTCGTATGTTATTGGTGTGGATATTGCTCAGGGAGAATCGTACGGGGACTTTACGGTGGCACAGGTGCTCTGTGTTCAGTCGAATGAGATTGTTGCTGTGTGGTTGGGTAAAGCTGATCCCGATGTATTTGGTGAAACGATTTTACCTAGTATCGGTTGGTACTACCGAAATGCGGTCATTGCTCCAGAGATCAACAACCACGGCCTCACAACACTTAAGGGTTTACAAAGGTCGGGTTATAGCAGGATTTACATGCGTCACTCGGTTACTAAAAGAACTGATCGTGCGTTGGAATCTGTGGGTTGGTTAACAACCCACACCAGTAAACCTTTGATGATTGACGAGTTGGCAGGCTATTTGCGTGATGCCCCAACAATCAGACATGATCGCACTATTCAAGAATTGCGTGCATATCGGCGTAACACGAATGGTAAAATGTCAGGTTCCCCTCATGATGACTGTGTTATGTCGTTAGCGATCGCTGTTCAGGCTCGCAAGTATGCGATCACTGAACGTGTTGGTGTTGATGATGACCCTGCAAAGATTAAAGGGTCGTTTGCGTGGTGGGAAAAGGCGTTGAAGAACAAAAAGGTTGGCTCTCAAGGGTTGAAACCTGTTATATAATTGTTGTTGGTAACCGATTTAGGAGTATAGTTTATGCAAACATGTCCAGAATGCAAAAAAGATTGGCCTGAGGACAGGTTTTTGCCACAATTCACCCAATGTTTTAAGTGCAGAATCCAAAATCTTGCGTTTTCTTTCGGCACTGGTGGTCGTGAAGGCAAACAAATGTTCCATGATCTAAACACCAAGGAGCAGCAGGATCGAACCATACGTGAAGCCCGTGCTAACGGGCTTGATCCGATTCCTGCGTGGACTAAAACCCATTATGGTGCCCCTACGTTGTCTGCTGAGAAGAAAACTGCACAAGTTATGGCTGATGCAGCCGTGTTGCCTACTAGAGGGACTGATTGATTGTGGCAAAGTTGTATAAATCAACATATTTGAACGAAGGCAAAGAGTCTGAGGGTAAAAAATCTGAGGTTGACGAGGCCGCTGAATGTTTGAGCCATGTGCGCGATGCAATCAAGTGGCGTAGGGATGCCAATTATGATCTGATGTGGTCAAAGTTGGTGAAACTGTATGGTTCAAAGTATGATTATCCTGAG